GTAGACATTGGCGATACGATCACGATTACCAACACCATTGCTGGCGGTGAGGTGGCACAGGAATTAAGCGTAGAGGGCGTTGAGCATCGCCTAGATTTTGTGAACGGTCACCGCGTTACCTACTACACGGCGCCTACCGTGATCGTCTATGAATTTGTACTGAACGACCCAATTTACGGAAAACTAGACATACAAGACCCGCAACCAGTTTTAGGATAAAGTACCAATATGGCTACCCCGTTCCCGTTTGTCGCGTCGCAGGTATTGACCGCGGCGCAAATGAATGCAATAACAGAATTACCAATTAACGCTAAGACCGCTAGCCATACGTTGGTTGCCGGTGATGCTGGCGCTCGAGTGCAAATGACTAATGCGGGCGCAACGACTATTACGGTTAATGCGTCAGTTTTTAGCGCTGGCCAGTCCGTTTCTATTTATAACCTTGGTGCTGGCACATGCACAATTACGGCAGGCACCGCAACAGTTACTACCTCGGGTTCACTAGCGCTGGCGCAATATGGGGGTGGAACGCTTTTATTTACCAGTTCTAGCGCTGCTACTTTTTTTAGCGGTGGCGGTGCCAACTATGGTGCCGCAACAGGTGGAACATCGTCGAGCATTACCGTTGGCGGCATAAATTACACCTTGCTAACTTTTACAAGTACTGGAACATTAACCGTTACTAAGTCGGGTTTGTTTGACGTTGCAGTTATGGGTGGCGGCGGCGGTGGTGCAGGTTCTAACGGCACAGTTGTTGGCGGTGGTGGCGGTGGCGGCGCACAATATGTAACTACAACGGTTTATATTGACGCAAACAAAACAATTACCATTGGTGGCGGCGGTGCGGGTGGCGGTTTAAGTTCAGGGGGAACTAAAGGTACTTACAGCAACGCAAGCGAAGTGGTTTCTATTGGCGGTGGTGGCGGTTCGTTTAGTGCAAACAATCAGCAAGTAGGCGCAAGCGCTGGCGGAAGCACAGACGGAAGCACAGCAACTACACCGTTTTTTGGTGCAGGTGTTTACGGTAATAACGGCGGCACAAGTGTTTCAAACAACGCAGGTGGTGGCGGTGGTGGTTTTACAGCCGTAGGCGCTAACGCTGTAACTGGTACTGGCGGCGCGGGCGGTGCAGGGTTTGACGTTGGCGCGTTTATTTCAGGTTCATTATTTAAGGTCGCTGGCGGCGGTGGTGGCGGGCAAACCGCAGGCGGCGCAGGTGGCAGCGGCGTAGGCGGTGCGGGCCAAGGTACACCCGGCGGCGGTAACGGCGGTTCGGCAGCTGCAAACACCGCAAGCGGTGGCGGCGGTGCGCGCGGTAGTGGTGTTACAGGCGGTAACGGTGGTTCAGGAATTGTTTACGTAAGGTTTAAGGTTTGACATGGCCCACTTTGCAAAAATAAACGGTATTCAAGTTAGTGATGTAATTGTAATTTCTAACGACGATTGTGGTGGCGGTGATTTCCCTGCAAGCGAGCCAGTAGGTCAAGCGTTTATTGCGTCTTTAGGTATTGAAGGCGAATGGTTACAAACGTCTTATAGCGGTTCGTTTCGTGGTTGTTATGCAGGGCCTACTTACACGTTTGACGCGTCATTAGGTGAATACGGCGAATTTGTACCGCCGCCAGTTGAGCAATGAAATGGCGTTATATGATCGGGTACGTGCTTTTAATCGGCGTTGTAGTTTGGGGTTGTAGTGGTTGCACAGTTTCTAAAACAAATATCGAGTACCAATGTTTTACAAAGGCAGCATGTGAATAAAACACCTGAACAACAACACGCAGGGCTAATTGTTTTCGTTGGCCGCCTTATGGCTATTTGTTTTTCTTTTACCGTCATGGCATTTATTTACGGCATCCTGTTTGTAGATCAGCCAACCGAACAGGCACCAACTGACGCGCAATTAATTGACCTACTTAGCACGTTGCTGGTTTTCCTAACTGGCACACTTAGCGGGCTAGTTGCGTCTAATGGTCTAAAGAGTAAGCCGGGTGCTAGTGCATCCACCGATTAAAAAACTTGTTTTACCAGCCAATTTGGCGCACGTTAAGCCGGGTGAACTACCAGCAAGCCTTTTGGTAGACGTTAAGCCGTTTGGAAAATTGCACCCATTAGCAGCCAACGCATATAACGCCGTTAGAGCTGCAGCGTTTGCGTCGGGCCTTAAACAATTTAAGCCAACTAGCGCGGGTGATACTTACCGCAGCATTGCGTTACAACGTCAAGGCTTTTTAGCGCGCTACCAGTTGGAACCAATCGCAGGCGTTAAACCTCGAGTGTACGAAAACAAAAACTATTACCTAAAGCCCGGCAATGCGCCAATGGCGGTACCGGGTAGTAGTCGGCATAACCTCGGTTTGGCCGTAGATTTTGCCAACATGTCAGGCGAAACATTTACCTTTATGTGCGACGTAGGGCCATCGTTTGGATGGTCACTAGAGGTAATGCCAGCCGAGCCGTGGCATTGGTTTTATTGGCCCGGTGACAAAGTACCGCCAGCGGTAACCCAATACCTACAAGGATTAGCGCCAGCATCCCCCACCGCGTAACACGCGCCTACTACCGTTTTGCTACCGACGAAAAGAGGTTTACCGCGCATGACTGAACTACAAACCTTTACCTATGAAGCATTTGTAGGCAAACTAGAAAACGGGCGCGAAGTATTAGTACAGATTTTTAGAAACCCTGACACCCTTGAAGTGTTAGCCAGCCAACTTGCGTTTAAGACCATTGCCGGCGGTACATGGCAAACGCCCTACCAGTTAGAGAAACTATGACACTTGCACTTAAAGCCGCGTTTACCGCGCTATTCACTCTTACAGCTGCCGGCATTGCATACCTGTTGCCTATGCCTACAGACCCAACACAAGACCGCCCCGTAAGCCCTACAACTGTTTACGTGGCAACCCCACCAACTACCACATTGCCCGCATACGTGAACACATGCACGCAGGTAGCCGTATTAGCCCTAGCCGAGGGATTACCCCAAGATCAGTTAGAGACAGCGCTAAAAGTGGCTAACCGTGAAAGCCGATGCACAAGCGATGCGTTTAACGCATACGACACCAACGGCGGTAGTTATTCGATTTATCAAATTAACGGGTATTGGTGCCGGCCTAACAAGTATTGGCCTACTGGCTGGCTACAAGCCAAGGGCATACTCAAGACGTGCGACGATCTATTTAACCCAACAATTAACACACGTGCCATGGTTGCAATATGGCGTAACAGCGGTTGGTTACCATGGAATACAGCGAAGTAAAACAGTACATAGACCCCGACAACTCACTAAGCGAGGAAAGCAGACGCATGTTAGACCCGACAGCAAACGCAATGGCAAAACACCAAATGGCCGTATTTGACCTAATAGACGAAATATGCAGGCCCGCACATATCCCCTACAAGCCTAAGCATGCAGACCTAATAGCGCGCTTAAAACTGTTGGCAACTGACCTAGACCTAAGCGGTGACGAGGCAGGCTGGCAGGCTATTAGCGAGGCTGTAGAGGCGTTAGGCGGCTGAAATGACGCTTATTACGCTTACACCTAAACAGGTATTAAATGCGCGTGACGTGGCCTACAAAAAGGCTATGGAGTGTGAAGCGGGCAAAATGAAAAACCGTTACAACGTGCCGGTAGCCAGTACAAGTTATGACCGACACCTAAAAGGCTGTTACGGCGAACAGGCTGTAGCTGCATACCTTGGCGTTGAGTGGGGTTTTACCGCCTATGACCCTAAAGCCAACGATGTGGCAGGTTACGAGGTGCGCGCCACATATCATGCCAACGGGCGTTTGCTTACACATGCCGAGGATAAAAACGGTTTATACATTTTGGCGATCATTGACCGCGACACATTTACCGTAAACCTTGCCGGCTGGTCAAACTTGAAGCGCTGCAACACCGCTGGCCGTTGGGCTACTGATCTACCGTTGGCGTGCTACGCCATGCCACAAGCTGAGTTATGGCCTATGGAAATGTTGCCCGCAACTGTGTTATACGCATCTGCTATAAATAACTAACTAACCCGACTAACTGTAAAGGCACCCGACATGGCGTTTAACATTGACAATTACGTAGACGTACCAACCCGCTTAAGTGAAGCGTTAAAGCGCTACCCCGATCTACGCATACAAGAAACCGCTGCCGAAGTAGTAACTATGCCCGATGGCTCGACGTTTTACCGTTGCACTATTACCGTTTGGCGCGACGCCAGCGATCTAATTCCAAGCATTGCTACAGCTGCCGAGCCTTACCCGGGCAAAACCCCGTACACCAAAAACAGCGAATTTATGGTGGGCATGACTAGCGCGTTAGGCCGTGCGTTGGGTTACATGGGGTTTGGCATAAACAAAAGCATTGCCAGTCGTAATGAGATTGAAGCGCGGCAAGACCCTAAAAAGCCTGATGCACAAATAGCACCGATTAGGCGTGAAACGTCTAGCGCGCATCCTAAACAGGCCAGCCAAAAACAGGTTTACTTTATTAAGTCATTGGCTAAGGGCGCGGGGTTTGATGAACCAGCGTTGCACGATTACATTGCAGCCACGTTAAATAGCGATGCTGTAACACTCGAGACGCTGAACCCTGAACAGGCTACGCAGATCATTGACGCACTAAAAACCCTACCGAGTAGCAAGGCAGACTAATGACCGTAGAACAGCAACTAGAACTACTTACGCGCTTGTTGCGCCTCGTTGAGGAAATGCAAACTAGCCCTGATTTTGTTGGCAAAAACGAAGTGGATAATTATTTGCGCTGGAGTACAAAACATTTAGCCGAGGACATTTGGGGCCGCATGGTCATTAAGGATTATGGCACTTATGGGGATGCTTGAAGCGCAATTTAAGAACAGCGTTATCGAGATTGCTACCCGGTACGGCTGGATGGTTCACCATGACCTACCAGCGATAAACAGTCGCGGTAAATGGGCTACACACATACAAGGCGATAGCGGTTTCCCCGATTTGGTGTTACTGAATAGCAAGGGTGTGCTAGTTTTCGCAGAACTTAAAACCGATGTGGGCGTAGTACGCAAAACACAAGAGAAATGGCTCGAGCGTTTAGATAAAGCGGGCGTAATTGTTCAAGTGTGGCGCCCTAATCAGCTGCCAGTAATCATACGTTTTCTAGCCAGCGCGTAAGCGCGTAGGACTAGCCAAGCCCTAAGCCCGTTGCACGGTAGTTGGGAACATACGGCAACGTAGGTAGTGCGCTATGCCCG